TTTTATTACCAATAAAAATAGTATCAATTGACATAAGTAAATTATTATTAATAGTGCAACTTTCTATTTTTTCTCTAATTAATTCATCAGATGAATATTTTTTTATTTTAGTGTCAAATAATCTCATAAACATATGTAGATCATATTTCAAATTGTTTTTTAAACAATAATCATTTATAATTTTGTTACAAACATACATTCTAAACCATAAATTACTTGTAAAAGTATCTTTACCATATTCATGTTTGCAATTTTTATCAAAATTTTGTTTATTTATTTTTTCTTTATCATGCCATTCATATAAATCTTCCCAAATTTTAATAAATTTAACATTACATAAATATTTTTTAAAAATATTTATAATAATTTCACTATTTATTTCAGAAAAATTTCCTTGTCTATTAGTTAATATGTAGATATCTATTTCATTATTTTTTAAAATAGATTCTTCTATCTCTTTTAAATTATTCTCTAGATTATATTTAAAGCTTCTATATTGACCATAAATAAATATGGCATATTTCATACTTTTTTATTAAAAATTATAATTATATATTTATATAAGATTTTACATAAATATATATTGTAATTTATTTATAAGAGAATTATAATTATTTATCTACTATAAACCAAATCAGCATGTCCAGAAGAGAATTTTAATACATTATATCTTTCTTCTATTAAATAAAAATTATATTTATATTTATACAAAGATGTTGCATCATTTACACTTATTAAAATATCAGAATTAGATTCACCATCACATACTATTCTTACTTTTTCACCGGTAGGATCAAATGGTTGTAATGGTGAATTATCATGACGAGACATAAGTTTGTACTCAAATTCTATAGTTTTAAATTTATTAGTATTAAAAGAACCACTGGGTTGTACTAAATAAGGATTGGTATCAATGCAAAAATTATAACAATATAAACCATCTTTGGCATTTCCATGAGTTCTTGTATATTTTTCTATATAATTATATATTCCACTATCAAATTCATTTTCACGATATTTACCATCACAAATTATAGCAAATTTTTCTAATATGCTTTCAATACTGTAATCATGGTGTCTATCTGGTAAATATCCTGTATAAAAAAAACTATCATCGGATTTACTTAATAATTTATGAGGTTTAATACCCTCATAAGGATAATTGGTATAATTAGACCATTCATTGCGTAAATTAACATCACTTCTTTGTAGATACCACATCCAACTAGAAACCAAACCATATGATTCTATTTTTAATTTACCAGATGTAGTATTTTGGATATCATATTGTTTCTCATAAATTTCTTTAATTAAATAATCTTGATCATTTTTAGCAAAATAATTAACTTCATCATTATCGAGAAAACAATATGTACAATTTAAATGTACATCAAATCTATTATAATTACTAGGTAAATTATCATATTTATCTGTGTTATACTGTAAACTTATATCTGGTGGAGGATTTATAAATCTTTTAAATTGATATTTAGCATCACTTAATATCGGATAAATATAATTAGCATCATTATCAGATATAATACTTTTATCAATATCTCTGACAACGAATAATTCATGTATAGGTCTCAATTCAAAATTTATAACTAATTCACTATACTGTAATGATATAAGAGGAAAAGCCATTTTACTAGATAATGAAAACCAAGAATTAATAGGAATATATAAATTTCTTCCAAATATAGAAGGTTCTATATCATTATTGCTTAAGTCTCTTTTATAAGCATTTGGATATTTTCCATTATATTTAAAAGATGGTTCATTTAGACTAGATATATTACCTGTCATTTTGTCAAAAAGTTCTTTTTTATTTAAATCAAAATCTCTCTCTACTACATTTTGAATATAATTACCAGTATAACTTTGTATTATATGACCCCCAATAGTAAATTCAACTTGTTTTATCAATTGACTTCCTAAATTTTTTATCCATTTAAAATTATATGGATGATAATTAATAACCTCGTTGCTATTATCTTGTATAACAGGGCTATATATATTTGGTAAATTAATAACCAAATAAGAATCCATTAATAAGTCGGCATGTCTAGGTATTTTAAAAGAAAACTTTGTACTTTGAGATAGTTGTAATGTTTTTTGTCCAATTTGATCAATACGAAATTTTTGCATACCAAAATTGGTATATTTTGCATAAGTAGTTTTAAAAAATGTTTTGGTAGGATTACCATTTAATATTATATTTTGATTGCCATGGGATATTAAATTTAGTAAACCACCAGCCATATTAATATATATTATATATCAATATATATTAATATTTATATATTAATTAACTTACATTAAGCATTTTATTATATAGGTTTATATTAAATAAATAATATATATATGGTTCAATTACAAAATCTTATAGCTGAAAATCTTAAACAAGCACAAAATGTAATATCAAATGTTTCCAACAATGAAAATGTTATAATGAAAATTATATTAATTTTTATAATTATTATAATAATTACCTTAATTTTATTATTACAAAATACATTAAGTTTGCAAAAATATAATTGTAAAAAATTAAATAATTTATATAGAGATGGTTCTTTACCTTTCAATGCTACAAGTTTGTCTAATAATAGAAATATGTTTTATAATTCAAGATTTAAAGATTTGTTTACAATGACTGCTTATAATTGTTGTAATGGTGGAAATTATAAAAATGACTTCGTTGATTTATGTGCATTGGATAAATGTATTAAATTAGGAGTTCGTTGTTTAGATTTTCAAGTATTTTCATTAAATAATAATCCAATCGTTTCTTCTTCAATGGTTGACACGAATTATGTTAAAGAGACTTACAATTATTTAAATTTAGACAAAGTTTTAGATTTTATAAGAAGAAATGCTTTTAAACCTGATATAGCACCAAATAACGATGATCCTTTAATATTACATATACGTGTTATGTCTGATAATCCACTTTTATATAATAATTTACTAAATATATATAAATATGTATTTAGTAGAAATCCAAACATAGATCCTTATACAGAATATAATATAACTCTAAATGAAAATGAGAATCGTATTTTCGAAAAAAAGATATTATCACTAACAAATAAAATAGTATTAATAATAAAACCATTTAATAATTTTAATTTAAATAATATAAATATTGGTTTAAGAAAATATATTAATTTAGAATCAATAGATTCCAATTCAAGTAAAGAAAAAGATAATAATAAATGTATTTTATATTATACCAATAGAACATTTAGCAGTATAGATACAGATACAAATCGTCAATATATTTCTATATTTATACCAGAATATAATAAATATGAAGATAATAATAATACAAAATTTATAGGCGCAATGGAACACGGGTGCTGTTTAATAGCGATGAAATTACAATATTATGATACAAATTTAGATGGTTATTTTGACGTATTTAAAAAAGAAGGAAGTTATTCATTTAAAAATAAACCATTAGAATTACAGGCAGAGAAGTTTGATAAAAAGAAAGAATTGCCAGAAGATACAACACAAATATCAAGTATTGCATCAAGTACATATGATATGAGTAAAGAAATAGAAAGTCATTAATAATATTTATAAGATATAATATAAATATATTATATAATGGTTGACAAAAATTATCAAGAAAAAGAATTGGAAATATTAAGAAATGCGATAGATAAGGCTAATAATATAGTAGGTAGAAAATTAGTTCAATCTGATGAAATAAAAAATATGATAAATATTTTAGAACAATTTTTAAGAACAAATAAAACATTATGTTATGGTGGTACAGCTATAAATAATATATTACCAGAACAAGATAGATTTTACAATAAAGATTTAGAAATACCAGATTATGATTTTTTTTCACCAAACCCAATTGATTGTGCTAAAAAATTAAGTGATATATATCATAAAGAAGGTTATATAGAAGTTGAAGCGAAATCTGGGGTTCATGGTGGAACATATAAAGTTTTTGTAAATTATATTCCAATAGCTGATATAACATTTTTAGATAAAACAATATTCAATAATTTATTTAAAAAATCCATAAAAATAAATGCTATAAATTATTGTCCTCCAAATTTTCTAAGAATGGCAATGTATCAAGAATTATCTAGACCAATGGGTGATTTAACTAGATGGGAAAAAGTTTTAAAAAGAAGTATATTACTAAATAAAAATTACCCATTGATTGGAACAAAATGTAGTAATAAAGATTTTATGAGATATTATACAAATAATAATGATAATCATTTAAATATTTTTTCAATAACACGACAATGTTTTATAAATCAAGGTTTGGTTTTTTTTGGAGGATATGCAACATCATTATATAGTAAATATATGCCAAAATATGAAAGAAAATTAATAAGTAATATGCCTGATTTTGATGTTTTATCAGAGGATCCTTATACTTCTTGTATAATACTTAAAGAACAACTTGAATATGAAGGTGTAAAAAATGTAAATATAATAAAAAAAAATCCAATAGGAGAATATATAAATGAACACTATCAAATATCTATAGGTAATGAAACTATAGCATTTATATATAAACCAACAGGTTGTCATAGTTATAATATTTTAAATATAGATAAACAAGATATTAAAGTAGCAACTATAGATACAATGTTGAGTTTTTATTTAATATTTATTTATGCCAACAAAGAATATTATGATATAAATAGAATATTATGTATATCAGAATATTTATTTAAAGTTCAATTAAAAAATAGATTAAAACAAAAAGGATTGTTAAAACGATTTAGTGTAACTTGTTATGGTAAGCAAAAAACATTAGAAGAAATAAAGTCTGAAAAAGGTAAAATTATAAAAGATTTACAAGAAAATAAAATATCAAAAAAGTCAGAAGAATATATAGTAAATTTTTTTAGATATATACCTGGTGATAATAATAAATCTAAAAAAAATAATAAATCTAAAAAAAATAATAAATCTAAAAAAATAAATAACCATAAATAAAAATTATATATTAGTTATTGCATAACCCCAATCAACATTGTTCCATAACACTTC